CCTCTGGTATCTTAGGCATAGGCTTTACATACCCCGGACAGTTCGGGTTGGACTGCGGGTCAAAGCACTCGTCGAGCCTATAGCTATATATAACCACAGCGTTTTTGACCGAGCCTTTGCCTTCGATATCAATCGAACCTGCACCCCATTGGGTAGCTGGAATGTTAGCGAGGGGAAACGATTTGACAATAGTGTTGCCGGGAACTCCCGACCAATCGTCGGTTTCTCGAAAGATATAGCCACTTGCGTTAGCCTTCTTATTGCTAACATGAACTTTCATATCATCCTCTGGGTTTTTCACAGTGGTGTATCTGTAAAGAAGACCGTTTATATCAAGCCCTGGGACATCAGGCAGAACAGAACCCATCCCCCAGCTTAGTGCTGTGGACGCCGCGTTCCCTGTTGCCCCATAGCTATAGGGATCACATGAGGAATAAGAAGGCCAGAGTGCTAAAAATAACGCCCAAGCCCAATTTAGTTTCAACATCTTCATTGAAAATCTTTCTCATTGGGTTGTTCTGTTCATATTTAATTTGATCATCAACAGCTTGCATTTCCCATGCCAGCCTAGCTTTGTCCCCCACCAACCCATCCTTGGGACAGGGCGTCCCCGCGTTGAGCATGGCTTCAAACACTCTTTCGTCCTGACACATGACGGATACGGCAGCAACTTTCATGCCCATATCGTACATAGTTTTGGCGTTCTTTAGTTTCTCACAGTTCATATCTCTGACAGTGCGCCCCGCTGAGATACCAAGTATCTGTGTCTGCACAGCACCAGCTACACCTACCGTGCATAAATCTGAGTTACTATTGCTAATCTGGGGAGAAATCGCAGAAGGCGGCGGACTTTTAACAGTAGTATCCATCGAACCAGTAGACGTAACAGTGCTGTTAGTGTCCGTTTTTATTACATCATCATCAGCAAAGACAGCGTTTCCCACAGCAATGAAAAAGAACAGTGCTGCAAATAAGCGAATCCCATTAAACTTGCTCATCTTACCCCCTGTTCATCTTATCTCGCTGCACATCGATTCTTTCGCGGTTAACTTCGTTACGTTGTTCCGCAATATCCTCTTGGCTTTCTATCCTTGCAGCGTCTGTAGTAGCGCGTTGTTCCATTTTCTGGAGCTCTACAAGCATCTGTCCTTGATCCTCTTCAGTCTTGCGCTGAAGGTCTTTTTGCTTCAGATCAAGTTCCTGCATACGAATTTGTACAAGAGGATCGTCCATTGGACTGTTACCCTGCGGCATCATCTGAGGCATAACTTCAGTTATTAACTGCTCTGTCTGCATGGAGATTAGTTTTTCCATTTCAGCAGGGTTCTGCATATCCTGTTGGACTTTTGCAATCTGAGCTTGAGCAGCTTGAGGATCAATCTTACCAGTATTTGCAGAAGCTTGCGCCTGTTGGATTATACCAGCAATCTCGAACTGAACCATCTGACGAGCTTTTTGAGAGATGTGTTCCATCACATGAGCATAAAACGTACCCATGACCTGTGGCGAAGTAGAAACCAAAGGAGTCTGCATAAACATTAAGTGAATGCGGATGTGGGCATCATGATCCTGATCTGGAAAAGTTGTAAGTATTTCACCCATCAACGCCCTAGCGTTCTCAATCGCAGGGTCTAACGGCTCCGGTTGAGGAGGAGGAGGAAGAACTTCATCTATGTTTTGTACTTCTAGTGCCTGATACATACGTCTATATGCTGCATGTAGGTTGTGCATCTCTGGGTTTGATTGCGCCAACTGTAGCTGCGTTTGAGCTAAAGTTACACGTTGCGCCATAGAGAAGATGTTTGGATCACTTACAGGAACTACGTCAATTCGATCATCGAAGTCCGCAGCCATGATCATACGATCTCCACCTTGAACATCATATGGATATTCTTGAGGAAGATTGTCCCTAAAGATTCTAGCTAAAACTCTAAACTCTTGCTTCTGAGCGTAATGCAGTCGCTTGTGAATCGCAGACATAACTTTCATGCCGCGCTCTAGACGCGCCACAGTGGTCCCTACAGGGGCGTTGGCGTTGGTATCACCTGTTTGCTGGTCAGCAAGCTGAACAAAGCGTCTACCGCCTTCTATGAGCGTCCCAAGTAGGTTTTGTAAGGTTGCGGAAGGTTCCTTGTACGGGAGCGGGATAATAGCATCCCTGATGTTGCCACCAGGAGCGTCAATATCTCGCCATTCTCCGGGCTGTAAGGGCTCATCGTCATTGCGAACCCTTACACCCCGAGCCTTGAACCCAGCAGGGAGGTTAGCCAAGGTTCCGGCGTCGATCAACTGGCGAAGAATACTTGTAGCTGCGCGGCCCAAACCACCAATCATGTGGATTAAACCAAAGCCGTAGAATCCTAATCCAGGCATAAACTTATAATGAACAAAATACTGTTGCTTCTTCGCTAAAGGAGTATCCTCTTGGAAGTTCCGGCGAACAGAAAGAATATGACCAGAGCCTTCGTCAACAGAAACAATGTAAGGAAGAGCAATACCTGTCGGTTCTCCCGTAGGAGACATGTCCTCAAAACCCTCTAGGTCCAAATCAACATGCATCTCTAAAATAGTGTAGACATCGTCCATGTATGTCTTAGACGTGCCTTGGATCTCATCAACTTTTTGACGGACCTCATCATCATCGCCTTCATAGGTGCTTAACTCTACGTCACGGTATATACCTGCAATCTGCATTTTACGGATGGCATTAGCATCCATCTTCAAGACGTGGGTAACCCTAGAAGCGGTAGCTAAATCAGATGCGGCGTAAGGAACAACAAGATCTTGTGCAGGAATAAACTGCGCCACAGCCCGTTGCTTAGAATTATCGAACCAGACTTTCTTGAAACAAGAACCCGACAACGGCAAATAAAACAACAGTTGATCCATATCCGGATCGAACTCTTCCATAACTTCCATGATCTGATAGTTCATAAAGTGTTTAACTCGGGTGGCCTGATCTTCTCGAGCCTGATCTTGCAGACCTAAGACTTGAGTTTTAACTGGGCCACCCGAAGGGAGAAGCTCTTTATATGCTTGTGCTTGGAATTGAGTTACGCTTTCTGAAATCAACGGGTGAGTAACACCGGACGCACCTTGGAAAGGCTGTGTGCGCTCTTGTTGTTTAATACCTAACTGATCTAAACCTTTAGTATACGCCTCTTCCCACTCGGAACGAGACTCCAAGTCATCCTCATATGAGGCGCGAAGATCCGAAGACAACTCACCTAAGTAGGCTTCGTCCAGTTCTTCTGCTAAATTGGCGTCATGTTCTAGAGGGATCTCAACTTCAACACCTTCCATTGATTCCATCAAGGATTGGATAATAGCTCCGCCCTGACCGTCATCGAGAACTTCGGCTCCGCCTTCAAATTCTTCTGGCTGCATTACATCTACATCGACAGACGCCTCTGTAGGCAGCATATCTTCCATTCTAATTCCAGAATCAACTGGGCCCATTGGGCGTGGTGGCAAGGCCATTAATAATACTCCCGTTTACGAGGGACGAAGTCATCCCCATCGTCTTCTCCGTCTAACGAAATGAACCCGCCTTGTCGAAAACGCATTAGTGCTAAAGTCATACTATCACAAAAGTCATCATTGTCACCATTGGGAAATGAAACTACTTCTTCAATGACTTCTTCTGCAAATTTCTTATCGTCCGGAGCCCATACCATTCCTGATTCAAACATAGGAGCTACCATATGCATCCGGCTAATTTTATCATTCCCTTTACCTGGGGAGAACCCCAGTGCAGGGATACCTTTAAGTCTTAGCTCTTGAATCAAAGGCGTACCTGTAGCTTTTGCCTCGATCAGAACCATGTCCGGCTCCCAGTATTCGTATTCTTCGAAAGCCTGATCTTTTAACTCTGGAAAATTCCAGCGTCCTCTTTGTGCGTCTAACAGAATAATGTGATCTGGGCCACCTTCTTCTGGTTTGAACACACCCCAAGTAGTAATTGCGGAATAGTCGGCAGATTCTTTCTTGGAGAACGCTGTATCATAAGACTGCAATACATAATCCAACCGAGGGATCTTTTCCTCTTCCCAACGGTTCCACCATTCTCGTTTGATAATAGCAGATTCAGACCCTGTGGGGTTCTGCTGCCACTGAGCGTTCCATTTTCCCACGGGCAAAGACGCTTTGATAGATAAAAGCGCATCTTTTTCCCAGAACTCAGGCCACAACGGCTTATCACTAGGCATAATTGCAGGAAATTCTACAACTTCCCACTTGTCAGACATGACATCACTGCCCTGTTGGGCCAGTAATCTGCCTGTTAAATCCTTCTTACCCCAACGGGTCATAACAATTATGATCGCACCACCCGGCTGTAGACGCTGTCTAGGTCCAGAGGTGTACCATTCGTATGCATGGTCGAATGCAGTGGAGCTTAACGCATCTTGTTCCGAATGCGGGTCATCAATGACGAGTAAATCCGCGCCACGACCCGTGATGGCAGCGCCCACACCCGCCGCAAAATACTCCGCACCCTTGTCCGTGCCCCAAGTACCCGCTCCTTTGTTGTCTTCTTTAAGATTTGTATCCGGAAATATAGTTTTGTACTCAGGGTCATCGATTAAATCCCTCACTTTACGTCCAAATCGCACTGCCAACTCAGTGTTGTGCGTAGCTTGGATGATTTTTAATTTAGGATTTCTACCTAGAAACCAAGCAGGCATCAAGTAGGATGCAAACTCAGACTTCGAATGACGCGGAGGCATGTTGATAATCAATCTCTTGAGTTCTCCTCGCGCAACACGTTCAAGTTTTTCGGCAATAATCCGGTGATGACGGCCCTCGATGAAATTATCATACACATGGTGGACAAAGGGCATGAAGCTTTCGTGAGCCTCTTCCCTTAAATCCATGCGTTTCTTGGCCTCGGTTAAGGCCAAGATTTCTTTTAACGCTTCTTCTGGTAGTGCTTGTAAGTTCATTTAGATGTAGCCGCCGTATAGGTCCTTCTATCGTATTGTTGTCTTCGTTGTCCGGGGCCCGTGTCCCCAGGACGTATAGTCTGCCCTGTGTATGGTCTAGTACCTGCACCCGCTCGTAATCGATACGACTCTTCGATCTTAACACAGGTAGGACCGTTAGGTGCATCCACAAGCTCGTACCCTTCTGGACATTCCATAACAGGATCACCAGAAACATTTACGCCAAGAGCAGGAGCTACAGTGCCGCCGCCCGTGTCTACAGGTAGACCAACGGTTACCCCGTCATCTGTTTCAGTAAACGTTGGAGTCACAGGATCATCGTTATCGTCTCCCTCTGGAGGAACATACGCAGTATTATACGGAACAAACGGGTTGTTAGTATTTGTAACAGTTTCCACAGGGACTTCTGCTGCAACATTGTTGACAGTTTCGTCTGTTAGAAGTTTTGGAACTTCTTCTACCGTCTTCATTCCTGCAACATCGTCTTCGATATTGATCGTAACGCCCTCGGGTGGGTTAGCTATCTCGGTATTGTTCGGAATTACCACCTCAGTGTTCGCTAGGTTTACCTCGGTTGGAGCAGCGGGTTGGACATCGAGCATGTCAGGGCGACGAGTATCGACAGAAGTGCTTTCTGGAACTTCAACTTCCGTAAAGATTGTTTGTAGATCGTTTTCTACTACCGTGCCTTCACCAAGTTGAGACTTTCCGTCACCGATAATGCTTCGTAAATACGCAGCCGACTCCGACAAAGTCGGTTCAATGTTAGGAAGCGCGTCTATTGAAGGCTGAACACCTAGCATGTCAGGGCGACGAGTATCAACGGGTTGAGAAGTAGTATCAACCATGGGGAGATCCATGTTCACTGGAATGTTTGGAGCATCAATATCGTACAGTGACGCAACGTTACCAATCTCCGGTTTAAAAGGAACGACATTATCTACAGTCACAGACCCGTCAATCTCAGGAGTGTTAAGTTTTGGAGCCACAACGTTTTCATATGCTGCGTTCCCCGCTGCTTCCGCTGCCATTGCATCCCCAGTTTCCGTTAAAGTCTGGGTATATGCCAGTTCTTGAGCCTGTATAGCCTCATAGTTTTGTTGAGCCTGCTGATCAGAAATTTCTGAGAGAACTGAAGGAGGCGCATTATTTACCTCGGGAGCCATAGGAGCAAGTTCAATCCCACTCATGGACGAAAGAAGTTGGGCGTTTGCTGTTTCACGGGCTGCTGCTTCCGCTTGCTGACGTTTAGCCGTGGCTTCATTTATGTCATTTTCTAAGAAAAGATCGAGGGCCGTTTGACCATCTATATTTTCCGCTGCATTAGCCTGTTCAATAACATCCGCTGCCATTTCTTCTGACAACATTGAGTTGATCTCGGCAAGAGTGTCCTCGTTTATGCTTCCTGACTTAGAAACTTCGTCACTAGCGATTAAACCAAGCATATCCGCTTTTTCACGCGCTGCTCTTTCAGATACCTCTGAAGCAACCTCAATCGCGTCGTTCATAGGAAGCTCTAGTTTAGAAGCTAACTCAACAACGTTACCTGTTGTTGCAGACTGCTCAAGAGAAGCATCGTCCAAGATCATCTCAGATAGCAACGCTGAACCGTCACTCATAGACTTCAGCCGTGCTTCCTGCTCCATCATAGTAGTTTGATCTGTAATTTGCGCGTTGTTATCCGCTCGAGGCGTTACGATAGGTCCTTGAGCAAAACCGGAAAGATCAATCGCACTTCCGTCAATGTCATACGCAGTCTCAACAGATGAATCTGCTATCTTACCCGCAGTAGGACTTAACGTTGGATCTAAGATTGAACCGTACATAACATTTCCAGACGGGTCCGTAATCGGCCCACCATCTGGTCCGGTGACCGTGCCATCTGATGCAATCCCAGAGTTATTTGAGCCGCCTTCCGTAACGGATTTAACTGCGTTAGAATTAAATCCTGGGGGCGAAGCCATAACAGACCCCACTCCACCAAGAGCCGTACCTACGGCTGCACCTTCCGGATCAAACGTGGGAGTGAACACCATATTTTGTCCGTCACCCGCAAGAACAGATTCTGCAAGGGTGGTTTCACCGACCCCCTCACTAAAACCTCCTTCTAATAAAGGAGCCACATATTTTGCTTTGCCCGGTATTTTATTCATTAACCCAAAGGTTGCACCTTCAACCACACCTAAACTAGCCGCGTAAGGCGTGATCTGCTGAACATAATCATTTTTTAACTGCTCACCTTGATCTTTGCTAATAGGACCAAATTCTCCGTTAGCAATCCTCGAATCCATCCTGTTTTCAATCTCAGTAACAAGTTCCCCTGTAGTCATCGTTGCACCAAGAGTCATACCAGCAACAGGGTTAAACATAGAAGTCCCGACGATAGCCGCTGTAGTAGGAACGCCGTACACGATTTCAGAGAAGAGAGCCATTGGATCGGGACCAAAGCTTCCAGTTCCAAAGATGTCTCGGTTCTTTGCCTGACCAGCCGAGGTGTCTTTAATATCTTCAAGAACCTGTTCTTTGTTTTCTTGAATGTTATCCGCGACACCTCCGATATAGTTAGCTACCTGATTGTCCGTTCCCGCAACCATGCCCCGTCGATTTGGATCTGCACCCAAAGCTCTAGCAAAACCCATGTCAATCTCAGGAATAATATTCCCGCTAGAATCTAATTGTGGAACGCCACTTAATGCATCTCCGAACATATACTGATCCGCCGGATCAAAATAATCTATACCTTTTTCAAGACCACGGGTAACCAGTTCTCCCGCTTGCATTATACCCGCTTTGGTAAGACCGCCGTAGCCAGTGCCCTGACTGTTTGCGTATTTTTCTTGCTCTTCGGCCCGTAAACGAGCACTCTCCATCTTCATAGTATCTAAAGCACTAGGGAAACCCATGCTCGGAGGACCAGTGTTCGGTAAGTTAGATTCTCTTAAAAACATTTCTGGAGTGTAATCCGCGTAACTTGCGTTCTCAGCAACTTGAACCCCGCCTTCGTCAAGCGCAGCCAACTTAGCCTCAAGCTGCTCGGGGGTATCAACTCGGTTCTGAAAGTTCATCACCGTGTCTTCGTACCCAGGTAAGGAACCAATCCCACCTATATTGTCTGTTACACGCTCGTTATCGCTGAATGTATTGCCGCGATCCGCGAAATCTAACTGTGCCGCCGCCGCAAAAGGACTGCCGCTTGCAGTCTTCGTGTAATCTACCGGAGATACAAAACCCGGTGACCCCGCGCCAGTAGTGAAATAATCTTGAACCGCGCCAGCATCAGGCTGAATCATGTTCTCAGGAGCAGGAGCCGCCAATAAATCTAACGCGCTAACGTCTGCCATACCCGCCGCTTCAAGCTTCGCGTTGTAATCTACCGCTGGTTCTGGGCGAAGTTGAGGACGTAAACTGCTCTCGGGAGCCAAATTAACCTCGGGAGCCAAGTCCGTAGTATAACTTTTACCACGGTAATCAAACGTCTTGCCGCTGCCGCCAGCAGCAGATCTAGCCGCTGCAAACGCATCACTGAAAGAACCAGAATCGTCAGATCCACCAGTAAAACCATAGTTTGGGTTAGGAGTGTAGTTGGTGTTGCCTACCTGTGCAGCGTAAGAATCGCTTGCACCAAAACTTTTAAATCCAGATTTGATAAACTCAAGAAAATCCCCGTCAGTAGCCGAAGACTTGGAAGCAGCATAGGGACTGCCCTCTTTCATAGAGATTTCTGCGATCTTAGCTTTGTTCTTATTATTGCCATCGTTGCCTGCAACAGAAACAGCCGTTCCTAACCCTGCATCTTTGTTCGCGCCAGTGTATGTACGAGTAAGCATCTCGCTGCCGTTCTCGTTTGTACCGTGAGAAACCCATGAGAATCCATCACCTGCGTACTGACCTGTAGCTGAAACAGAACCTAGTTGTTTTGTAGGAGCGCCTTTAGATAAATTGCCTGTTGCTTTTTTGGTTGAAGACTTGTTATCGTCGCTTCCGCCGCCGCTGCCACTACCTTCACTGTCAAAAACCACTAGGTTAAGATGCCGTAGTGGCCCAAATAAATGTCTCATGCTGCTTTCCTATGCCATTTCTCGTCACGCTTACTACCGTCCGGATACAGTCGTAAACCCTCCGCAGTTTTGATTTCTGGGTAATTATCACACAAAAACGTCTGAATGTCTCGTATAAATCTAATAACCTGCTTTCGACCCGCCCTACATTGGAACTTAGGAAAGAACAGTATGCCGTCCTTGCGAGTGAAAACCTCGTCCCCGTCCCATGTATCAGTGTCAATCTCCTCGCGAGTGAAGAACCCCCAAGTACAATAACCAACAACCTCCCCATTCAACCAATGAACAAGACAACGATCATGGTCTAACGCTGATAGTATCGCGTTTCGAGCACCTTCAATCGTTCGATCCGCATAATAGGTGTCCTCTAAAACCAAAGTCATAACCCTACCAACAAGATCATAGTTCATTTCAAGCTCCCAATGCCGCCTGGTGTCGAATATCTCTGTATCATGTCCGCATTCGGTAACGCTGTAGGAATCCCTTTACTCAAAGGACTCATCTTCCCACCACGCCGGAACGTGCCCGGAGGTGTAAGACCCTTGGGCCGAGGAGCGTTGCCCCCGCTTAAAAGTTTTCGAGCCGCTGCCATTAGACCAGAATCTTTCTCCGCAACCTGTGGAGCCAAGTTCATACTGTCTCGAGCCATTTGCTGTAAACTACCGTCCTTGTCTGCAGGAATCCTAGTTGCATAGTCCGATAACCGTGTGCCATTGGAATCAGACGGGTTATACTCCCCATCAGTCTCAATAAACTTCTTCATTCCAGACTTGCCACCTAAATGAGCCATCGCCAACATAGACTCCGGAGACATAACAACCCCGCCAACCTGTTGACCAATGAACTTATCCAGCCCCTGTTCAGCAACAAACGTTAATATATCATCCTCATGCCAAGCTTGAACTTCCTCTTGTAACGCAGGATTGTTCTGAAACTGGGACATCGAGAACTTCTTGCCCGTCGAAGACATGAAATCTGATAAACGGTCAGGGCCAAACTGGTATTTGCCAGTAAAACCCTCAGAATTACGAGCACCATAATTGCCGCCGCTTTCCGACTGACCTAAACGTTCCCTAAATGTAGACATGAATAAAGCTCCAAGGTTCAAGAACCTCTATACAACATTCTGGAATGAATTTACACCCACGATTTTTCACGGCCCAAGGTGCTTGTGCACTGGGTACAAGTGCTAATGAAATTATGCCCGAATAAATTTACCACACCAACTAAATAGCTGCCGTGGAGCGCGATGCACCCCCCAAATATAGGGGGGCCCCCTTCGCCTGGAGCCCAATATTGAGGTCGATTAGGCTCAGTTACCCCCGCCCAATGTCGATAAGGCAAGCGATCCGGCTCAGATATGCGCGATCCGGCTCAGATATTGGGTAAATTAATTTAAATTAATTGCAATTAATTGTGTTTTAGTTGTTGACTTATTAAATCTCAGCCCCCATAACAAGGTTATGGAAGCAATCAAGCGACCACTTCAACTAAGGAACATTCAAATGGAATATCAAGACAAGATAGCAAAGATCGAAGCAAAGATTGCCAAGCTGACTAAACAGCGCAATGAGCTACGCATAGAAGCAATCGAGCAAGGTTATGCTCACTATGTCACAACCTACCGCACACTGGCTCCAAACCTACAATGGTGGAAAGAGAACCGACCTACAGTTTGGCAACAGTATGCCAAAGAGTCCAAGGTCAACAAGTTTACTTGGATATAGAGTTTATCTGCATTGCCCCCTCAAACGGGGGCAATCGAGATGGACTTTCCCATCATTCAACTAAGGAGAATAGAATATGCAACATGAACCTCAGACAATCGAGCAAAAGCAGGCGGAGCAATCCACTGGCAATCGCTTAAAGTTTAAGCTCGAGATGATGATGACCATGCTGTTTGCTGATCGTCGTGATGAAGCAGGTAGTCTTTACGACCAGCTGATCGAAGAGTTTGACAAACTCGCATAAAAACTTGTGTTCCGGTCACAATCTGATATGATCGGGACACTATAAATTTCAACTAATAGGAGGCTATAATGCCAAGAACAACATTCGGAAAAACAAGAACAAAAGAAACACCATACGCAGTTTACAAGAACTCCCAGGGCTGGGAGTGGCGGGTGCTTAAAACCTACAAACATTCTAGCGCAGAACAAAACGATCCATATGCTAGATGGTTTGTTGCGGCAACATCCCCGCATATGCATGGTGGCGGGTTCGAGCTTGGCGATACATACGCCAGAGAGATCACGCAATTCGGTCAGCTTGTAGATGCTGATCCAGCATGGCGGGACGAATACCCAGGATAATAAGAACATCAGCAAGAGCCCCCGCGTGGGGCTCTTCGTGATGCGCTTGGCATCTTTCAACTAATAGGAGGCTATAATGCCGGACAATGGATTAATGGAATACCTGGTAACTATGCATTACGAGGAAGGATTCACTGTAAGAGTAATTGCTAACAATAAAGATCACGCAAAGAAAATTGCTTTCAATCGTGTAGAAGACCAGGGTAATGACTGTACTGGTTACCATAAAGCAGTACACAGAGACTATTCTGTAACAGATGTGGAAGAGCTATGATCACGAAAGAAAGAGTACGCGATCAGCTTACGAACATCGAGATCACTGCCTGGGAGCTATCCATCGGGAACTATGAGAGCCCCGATGAGTTAAAGAAAGACTTAGAAAGCATCGCACGTTGGGCACAGGCACTAGCTCAACAAGTAATGGCAGAATAGAACCCCGCCCATGCGCTCCGATATATCGGGTCTCCGCGCATGGGCTTGTGCAAACCCGCAGCGAAAAGACGAGGCCGCAGGCCGCAGAGGCAAGGCCGCAGGGACAAGGCCGCAGGGATTAAATTGTGTATAACTTGTTGACCTGGTCCAAGTCTTTTGATACTCTAAACCTGCCAATAATGGCATTCAATTAGAGGAGGCGCACCATGCGTAAATCATACTGTAACGA